AACAGGATGTCCAAGTGCTCGGAGACAATATTTTCTAAATTCTTCTCTTGTGGATGGAACAGGCATAACAACTTTCTTGAAAAAATAAAGTGTTTACCTTTATTTATAAGAATAGTTATGTTACAATATTATGGTATAGAATTTATCACAATAGGTTGCGGCATTTAGTGTTATTTTGCTCAAAGTAACTCATGCTGTTTGTCCTTCTGGTTCATCTGCCGGAAGTGGTTCGTTTCCCTCGGCTAACCAAGCAAGATATTCTTCGCTTTTTTCAATGTGATGGAATTCGCCAGTATTTATGCCATCCACCAATTTTTCAGCGTAGGGTGCAGGATAATTTAATTTAAAATTTACCATTATAACTCCTATAACTCTGCATGAGCAGACCAATGTATCGCTGCAATTTCGTACTGAGACAACACTTGAGTATTACTGTACAGAAAAAAACCGGATGAACTGGAACTATATAAAACCTTATTAATATCAGTCGCTGTAGCTAAGTTTCTCCAATTTGCATTTGCCGCACTTGGATTGTAAGTTGTAAATATAGAAGGCGTATCCCGCATTGGAGTAGGAAAAATAACAAATCCACTCGCAGGGGCATTCGCAGCATGTCCCTGACAGTAAAGCGCACCATTACCTCCAATATTTTGTGCTGGCGCAACATCCATTGGAAATGATTTTTGGTAATACCTCTGTGCTAAACTTAGTTCTACCGATGTGGGCCGATGCTCAAACGGAGTTGCGACTGTGCCTTCTTCCACTTGCACTTGTGCAATGTCAAAGGTTCCAGATTGGTTACCTAGTGAGTTGGTTCTGGAATTCCAATCACTTCCTGCATCAAAGAAAAAAACGAATCCTAAATAGTCATTACCATCTGAACCAATTGTTTTTCCACTAATAGATGGAATTGCAACTGTTGCAGTAAACTTTTGCCAAGAGGTTGTTAAACTATGTGTTGTCACTCCAATAGCATTAACTTGAGATGATGGGCTTCCGCCAGAACCAAAATACTGAAAAAATTCAGTTGCAATATTCTTATTAGAATCTGCTTTTGCCCAGAAACTCACAGTTGCTGTTTGTCCTGACAGTGTATCGACACCTTCAATTTTTTGGTAAGAGGTAACATAATTTGCCGCTGCTGCTACACTTGAAACTACATGTCTTAAATAATACTTGGGATTGCCAGGAACATCAGTTTGTCCAGCAGTAAATGCTTGTTGCGATGCTGTTTTTGTTGAACCTGCGTGAAGATTTACCCATCTGTCTGCACTCCCATATCCGCTACTTGTCTGACTTGTCCCTCTTTGCCAAATGTCAAAATTCCCATTGATAATCCGATTGCGGAAACTCGGAAAACTACTGGCGTAGGATGCTAATTCTGCTGCGGTGGTCATGATGCGTTGATGTCAATAGCTTTTAAATCTTCCACGGTTTCTGCGGTATCACACAGCATCGTGATGTTCCGTAAACGAACCTTTTCCGCAACTATGGCAGTCGTATCTTCACCAGCTTCTTGCGCTCTCATGTACGCTACGTCCTGCGCTTCTAACAAAGGCTTTCTTTGCTGTCGTAGAGATTCTTTTTTGATCTCTTTGGCCTTGTCAATATTGATCGTAATCACGCTCCTACTCCATCGTAACTGTTGGTGAAATCATAGTCCCACGCATTCCGAAATTCACGGTCTGCTGGGAGTTCTGAACTGTCGATGATTTTGTACTTGACGCCTGTTGGAACGTCTTTAGCGCAAATCTGTTCTAGCGTTAGCCCACAGTTTGGAGCAGGTACTAGAACAGAGATGGTTGTTTCATTTGGGAAAATTGCTAGTTTCATTTGTTTCCTTTGTGGTTAGCGGAAGACTGCGACACACACAAACAACGCATTTTGGACGGTATTATTATCGTTATCAGAATTTTGAAATCTTACAGATGTTGTACTTAACGGTGTGGTTGTTTTTAGGTGAATAGTAGCATAAATTCCATCATGCCTATTGCTTGTGGCGATAGCACAATAATTTGCATCAGGCATAGCTGTTGTGAAATTTATGGTATAGTCTCCTGTTCCGTTGTAATAAACTGAACTTACATTTCCAGCATCCCTTATGTAAACATTCTCACCAGTTGTAAGAGACGACTGATTTTCATCTAAAGTCCCATCAAAATTTACCCATGCTCTACAAGCATAAATTGGAGCATCATCTCCGTTTGGTAAGTTCGCTATATTCCGTGCATTACTCATAAACAGGCCACGTTACGTTGGTTAGATTTCCTTGTTCGTCTAGTTGTGGGTCTGCTGTCTCTGGTAGATCCCGTAGGGCTTGTCGGTAGTCGATCTGTGCTTGGGTCATTGTTCTGTCGGATACTGCCATCCAATCGGATTGATCTAGGAGTTGGTTGCGTTGTTGTCTGAGTTGACGCATTGGTTCTGCTGCTTGGAGTTCTGCAATTTTTGCTTGGATTTGTTCTTCTGTTGGTTGAGTTTTTGTACTGTCTCGCCACTCTAGTTTATCACCACGAAGAACCCACTCAGCACCGGGACGAAGGGATTGGAGAGCATCTACTTTTGTAATCATCCTGCAATCTCCATTAGAGTCATAATGGATATAGACGAGTAATTTTGAAAAGCATGATTACCACCATTTGCTGATGCTTGAGTTTTGTATGTAACCAAACTTGTTGTCGATGGAGAGTCGAGATAATTGAAACTAATATATCCAGCAATGCGTACATTGCCACCACCATCTGCTGTGATTTCAAAACTATCAAACTGACCTGTATTTTCTCCGCTTAAACTCAATATGTTTCCAGAATTACGAAGAAGACGTAATCTACATCCTAATGTTGTAGGGTTAGCAGCGGCATTTCTTACCTGTTGATTTACAAAAACAAGAATTTTGCTTGAAGTACTTGATGGAGTAATCGTAGCAGAAAGGCCCGTATCTTCAAAAGATGATGTGCTAATAACTGTTTCTGTCGTAGTGCTTCCCGGAACCACTTTAATCACATGCCCAGCAGGAAACGTCACACCACTGCCAATTGTACCCTCATCGAAGCTAACTAAACTGCTGGATCTTTTGCTGCCTACATATCCACTCATCTTTTATAACTCCAAGATAGAAGCAGTAACATCAACTGTGCCATTCGTACTTTTTGCCTTGATAATATCTGATGAATTAATTACTAATTTTCCATCTAAAACGCTGAGTGTACTACCAACAGGAATCGGTGCGCCTTTGATAACATAATCAAATGTAGCACCCGAATAATCAGCTGTTGTTCCAATAGTAATATCTATTGTATCAGAAGCACTACCTTTGTTTGAAGCAATCAATCCAACAACAATTGAAGCATTTGTCGGACCAGAACCATTTACAGCAGTAAGTGATGTTCCTGCTGTTTCAGAATATCTTACAAATGTTGCCATGAATTATCCTAGTGCTGCCGAATAAATGATTGCTGTGAGTATTGTATCTGCTTCCAAAGCAAGTGTTCCTGTTCCTGATGGAATCGTATGAGTATTTAAGGAACCAACGGAGATTCCATTTGTTGTTGAATTTCCTCTACCTGTCACGGAATCTAAGGTATCAGATTCAGCTGTTAGATAACTACCCAAATGTTGTGTAACACTAGATGAAGAAATTCTTGCATCAGCAAATGTTCCTGATGTAATAATTGCTGCATCACCTGTCACATTTGAAAACGCACCTGAACTTGAAATTCTTTGTGTTCCTCCTGTAGATATTGCACCATCAACTTCTAAACTTGTACTATTTAACAATTTTAACGCAGAACCAGTAATTCGCATTACAATTGAATTTGAACCTGCTTTTTTAACAGCATATTCAATTAATCCATCTTCTGAACCATTTGATGCATCGGAAATTTTGCCAGTAATTTTTGCGTATATTTGTTCACTACCAGAATCATTATTGCCTTTGAATTTTATTTGACCAAGATAATCTGCATTTGCTGAAGAAGTGCTATTTCTATCAAATGTTAATATCGGAGCAGCGGAAGAGCTGTCATCACTAGTCTGCAAAAGAAGCGTATCATTTGCCGTAGAATCATTAACAAATGTGGCTTGTCCAGAAGAAAATGTTCCTGTTGTAGAAAAATTTGCTGTTGCATTTGTCCAGTCAATATGTTCGTTTGCAACAAAGTTTGTCAATGCATCATGATCTATTGTAGAAGAGTCAACAGAAAGTGATTGATTAACCAATGTACCACTAGAGAAAACTAGAACTTCATCATCTTGTGCATTTGTTACATTGACTGAAATATAATCGCCAGCATTTGCAAGACCGGAAAGATCAATTCCAAGAAGTTGTCCTGCGTCTACAACAGAATTTGTTATAGAGATAGCATCAAAATTTCCTGCATCATATTTCGGACCAAGAGTAGAAAGATCATTTGCAACTTCTAGTGCTCGACTCATGTATCTTGCTCCACAATGCTCAAAGTAACATCAAATGAATTAGCAGTATCAGATGTAACTTTTAAAACATCAGCTGTATTCAATATCATCTTGTTTCCACCCATGATTTCTAATGAAGATCCAGAAGGTATTGAAATATTTTTCATAAAATTTACTGTCTGTGAAGCATCATTATCCGTAATCTTTACACCAACAACAATTGTGTTTGTTGTGATGTTTGAAATCATAAATCCGATTATAATAGTTGTTTTGGCAGAAGGAACAGTATAAACAGAAGCATCAGAATTAGCTGTTGAATAATTTGTTCCACCATCATACGTTTTTAAAAGTAATGTGTTTGCCATCTATTTTTTAACCGAATATGATTGCATTTATAAACGAATCGTCTGCTGCAGCTGATGGTGTTTCAAAGGCAAAAGATGCATCTGATTGAACTGTAAGAACTTGTCCTGTACTTGCGCTTGCGGTAGAAACATCAGAAAGATCATTTAGTGCAAGAGATGAACCACCACCTGTTGAGAAATTAGCAACTGTGATAATGTTATTAGAACTATCTCTTACATATATTTTCTGATCTACCGTATTAAGTGCTACTTCTCCAACTTCCAAGTCGGAAGTAGTGGGTACAGAAGAACCCGTTTCTGATCTTTTTAATTTAATTACAGACATATTTATTAATACGTTCCACCGTCAATTGTGTCAGTCCATGCAGGAACACCTGCTGCTATTGTAAGAATTTCGCCTGTTGATCCTATTCCTAGACTTGCTAAAGTATTTGCAGCACTAGCATAAACTAAATCACCAGTTGTATAAGAACTTAAACCTGTACCACCATATACTGAACCAATTACATTCGCATTCCATGTTCCTGTTGCAATAGTTCCAAGAGTTGTAATAGATGTTTGGCCAACATAATTTGTATCAATATCAACACCACTTGCAGAAACAGAAATTCTATTTGATGTTCCGACTACTGAAAATTCATTTCCCGTAAGAGTAAGTCCATCACCTGCAAGAAATGTTCCTGCACCAGAAAACTGAGTGAAACTAATATCATCAGTATTTACTGTGGTAACATGTTCTGTTTGAACCCATCCAGTGTTTGCGTATTCTGTTCCATGAATTACAAATACAAAATCACCACCTGCGATTTCGGCTGCTGTATTAAAATCATCTGCTCTAGTGAAGCTGTCAATCTGTTCACTTCCTGCTGAACCAGAAACATTCATGGTATAAATACCATTCTCATTTGCATTCGTTTGATCTTTGATCAAAATTCTTGCACCTGTTACCAAATGCGCAGCATCAGTAAATCCATCAATACCTGTTGATACCGCAATTGGAGATGATAATGTGATAGTACCAGCACTAAATCCTGCAAAATTTGTTGTTGATGCAACTTCTACAGAAGCATGAATATGTAAACCTTCCGCTACAGCGTCAACATATTGCTTGTTGGCTGCATCTTGAGCACTAACAGGATCAGCAACACCTGAAATTAAATTATTATTTACATCAATGAATCCTGTTGGATTTAATTCTAAATTTCCTGTTGTAGTTGTTACAGTATTTCCATTAACAGTAATATTATCTACTGTTAAAGAAGTAAATGCGCTTAATATACCACCTAAAGTTATACTATCTGAACCTATTGTAACTGAATTATTTTCAAGCTGTGAATTTGATACGCCAGCTGCTTTGATTGAAACTCCACCATTTGTTACGGCAAAATCAGATGCTGCAAAACTTGCCACACCTTTTGTAGTAGTGGTGGCATCATCACCATTGACTGTAATCGTATCTCCTGTGACAGATGTACTAATACCTGTTCCACCAGTTATGGTTAAAGTATCAGTTCCTAGAACAACACCATTATCTGTTCCAGAATCTGCAGCAATATCTAGTGTTCCTCCAACTGACTGAAACGAAAGATTGCCATTTCCATCAGTTGACAAAACTTGACTAGCTGTTCCATCTGCTTGTGGATAATTTAATCCATCAATAACAACATAACCAGATCCATTTGGAGTAATATTGATGTCACCATTTGTATCAGTAGAAATAATTGAATTGCCATCAATATCAATATTATCAATTTTTAAGTTATCAATCTTTTTGTTAGCATCAACAAGAATCGCAGCATCAGCAGTAAGTGTGCCCAGAGTGTGATCCATTAATCCAGTATAATATTCACCACCTATTTTTCTTGGAGTATTTGTATTATTGGTAGGATCACCAATGAAAAGACGTTGACCATTATTACCTGCACCAGATGAAACATTAGATGTATCATAAACATAAAACAACTCACCTTGTTCGGTGGTGGATGGAATATTGCCTGTTGTAGTTCTTTTGACTTGTATTACTGTTGCTGCTGCCATTTGTTATCCTTAAAATGCTGCTCCAGATATTGATGTAGTGGTCACAAATACTTTTCTTTCAGAATTATACTGTAATAGAGATCCATCCTGTACTCCTGATAAATCAAAATCAGTAAGTTGTGTTGCTTTTGTTGCAGCTGGAACCTGAACTCTGGTTACTTGTACTTGATTTCCTTGAGAAACAGAACCTGCAACATTAGGAGCACGATTTATCTTTGCAGTAATTGCCATTTATTAACTCCTTGAAACACTAGGCAAGACTGTTGCAATACCTTCAATCACTCTTGTTTTTATTCCACCATTTGATGTAATCACCAAATCATAAACATATCTTCCTGCTTCCAGTGCAGTTGTTTGTGCTGAGGTCAACTCTAATGTAATCAATCCAGAAGCAGGATTTGTATCAATTGATGTGGAAAAACTGGTTGATGTAAGAGAATCATAGGTCTTTCTTATTTGTGCTTCTGCTGTATAGTCAGCAAGATCAAATGCGCTTTCATCTGTATCAGTAACTGTAACTGATGTTGAAAAAGATGCACCTTGATCTATGAATATGTTTGTAAGAGATGCCATATTATTTATTCTACTTTATTAGCGAGCATTGGCATAGTTGAATGGTTGTTCTGCGAAGGCCATAAAGATGTAGGTTGAAGCACTAAGATTTACTGCCGTATCTGTCCCTCTAATTTTAAAACCATTACTTAAATAGTCAGGCATAAGAGCAGAATTGCTTGTGTTTTCCTCATCTGCGGTATTCGCTCTTAGAGCATCTGAAGTATCCCCATTAAATTCATATCTTGTGGAATCTGTAATCCACCAAGCATTTTCCACACCACTACTAGATGACTGTTTAATCATAATCCACGCAGGACGGAATCCGCAATAGATAAACGGCCCATCCGCAGAACCATTTCCGGTGTAAGAACCGAACTTACTGTAGCCTTCTACTTCTTCAAAAAAATAACTAATGTATTCACCACTAGATACATTGTTTCCATCACCATTCTGAAATTCACAAAGACCATTACTGTGCGTGTATTTGAAAACTTGACTGTCATACCCACTACCAATTTGTTCATCAAGCGTACTATTTAAATAAGTGTGTGCGCTCCAATATGTGTGAGCAACCGAACAGTTTTTGTGATAGGTATGCCAGTTACCTGTCGTATCAGTGCGCTTCTGAATTGCAAATGCTAATTGACCAGAAAGACCAGTAGGAATTGACTGATATGTATTATCAACTAATGCTGCACCGTTCCCAGTCCATTTCACAATACTAAACCCTGCATCCGTATTTATTGACATTCGCTTTGGGTATATTGTTGGTGATCCAGCAGGGGTGTAATTGCTTTGTAGTGTTCCGTTCAGTGAAACACTATTGGCAGTCATTGCGCCAGAAGTATTGCTATTATCTGCTGTGGGCGCACCTCCTGCTTTCCAGCACCAAGCTACCATATCTCCTCCCCTAGTGTTAGTGTCTATATAACCATTAAATGTAAAACCTGTGCTGGTAACTGTTTTAACATTATATTTTTGAGTGTTTACATCAAATGTATCATTTGTGTTAGTATTGTTGGAATAAATGGTATTACCCAACCCTCTAACTGTGTCTTGCAATCTATGTGAATTCGCAAAATTTCGTTGTTTCCACCAAATCAAATCCGCTTGAAATTCTAAGGGTACAGTCTCATCTGTATCAGTAGTTGGATTTGTCCAAGTCACCGCCTTAAAATAATCCTGCGGAGTATCATCTACAGTTGGTGTCATTTCTGGCAGGTTGGCAGAACAAAGTGCTAGTGTGTCAGTTGGTGGTTGGTAATAAAATGCGCCAATGCCTCTAGCGTCAGGATAAGTGGTGCTTGGGGATTTAGCGCCACCAAAGGTGGGGTCTTGACCAAAGTTAATATTAAATTGTTGTCCGTTTATATAGTTTCCTGCGGCAAAAAATGCTTTGGCCCAACCATAAGACGAATAGGAAACACTAGAGCCAACAAGATTTCCGTTTTTATATATAGAAACTTCTTCGTTGTCTGCATCTAACTTTATACCAATAATATCTCCAGAAGCCCAAGTAGTAGTACTTCCAGAAAAAGACTGTAAAACTCCGTTAATGTAAACCCGTGTCTGACTATTGTAGGGCCAAAAAGAAATAGATTTATTACCGTCAGCCATTCCAAGCCAATCTCGTTGAATCGCATCTGCTGATATACCAACATAGTAGTTGGTACTTTCTTGATAGTTCACTTCCATATAATACTTGCCTGAAGAAACAGCAAATGTAGATGTTATTCTTGCTGGCGGTGAAGAGGACATAGTAGCATTAAGATTGCCATTAGAAAATGTAGCTGTAGATACTGCTAAAGGATTCCAAGTAGCAAAATTATTCGTTGGACTGTCTGGTTTTTGTTTTATTGCCATTTTTTTTTCTTTTTCCTATTTGTTATGCGCTTGGTGTCCAGTGATTGTTTCTACCAGATGAA